AGGTACGAAAGCTGGAACGATCATGGGCTTGGGCGGCGGCATAGATGTCCATATATGGATTAACGGCTGCACCAATCCAGTCGCGGCCTTTCCAGTTAAGAGGATTTTTTGTACTTACGGCGGCGTCTTTAGTGCCCTTTTTAATCGCTTGTCCAGTCTGCTCAACACCGCTGACTATCTTTTTTCCAATATCTTCAACCGACTTGAAAGGATTACCAATGCCCATAATAGTTTCCTCGCTTAGAGGAACGCTAGCAAGTAAGCAATCGTTTACAAGCGATCTCTTGAGAAGGGATCATATTCCTCCACGGGGGCTTCCTCTTTGAAGCGTTCGAAGGGGTTTTTAGCCATAACGGTCATAGCAAACGTAAGAGCCAAGGCGTCTGCCCGATCGGGGGATCGACGCATGCGTTTCTTCAATTCGTCCTTTGGTTCAAGCGCCAGGACGTCTTTAGCGCCTCCGATGTCATACCGCACAGATGCCAACTCCGCCGCCAGATCAGGATCGTCAGGGAGCACGCTGTTAGGCCGTTTAAGCCACTGTGCCATCTCCCACCACATCTCGGTACGCTTATTCCTGAAGCGGGCGTCATTGGCTTTGCTACCGAATTGAACCTCAAAGACGTGGTAGCCCATATCGCGCAGCACGTCGATAACGCCAGCGCCATAGCCGCCAGTGCCGTCGATAAACACAGCGTCAGGTTCCCAGGTGCCTATTTGGTAGGCGACCATCTGAGCCACCTTCATAGTCGTCTCACCATTGACGGCCGTGATAGGATACACCACAGGTCCTTGGCGACGAAGAATAGTGGAGAAGTCATCGCCTTGCCGAGCAACGTCAACACCGATTATCTTAGCAGACGAGGAGAACTCCATATCGGTGGGGGGTACTCGCTTCATGGCGTCTTTGACATCGATATGTGAGATCAGGGTGTCGATAGTACCACCGCTTATATCGCAGAGCATTTCCTGACGGAATTGGAGTTCAGTCATTTCCTTTTTAGCTACGGCGATTTGTTCAGGAGACAGTGCTTCAGTTTGATAGCAATCCATCTTCGCGCAGTTCCATTCGGGATCTTCTACATGCTTGTCGTGAAGTTCTGAGAGAAGATTAACGCCCTTAGGTGTGCCGGTGAACATACACCAGCCCTTACGATCGAGTAGAGCCGGTAGAACAATTTCACCCCATAGCCGAGGTGACATATCAGCAAACTCATCAAGTACAATACCATCAAAGTATTGACCGCGCAAAGCGTCAGGATGATCCGCGCCAAACAATCGTATGCGAGCGTTATTAGGGAACTCCACCCACAGTTCGGTTTCATGTGATTTAGTCCCTGGTATTTTAAGAGCATATTCTTTAAGGTATCTCCAAGCGACAGCTTTAGCTTGGTTGAGATACGGTTCGGTATAAGCGAACTGCGCATTCTTCTTTTGAGTCTTCAGAGCATCATTGATCAGTTGCATAATGCCGACGATGGTTTTACCAGCGCGTCGATGTATGATCAGTACATTCCATCTACGAAAGTTTGTATGTATCTTTGTTTGCCATTTCCGTGGCCGATACCCCAGATCAATTTCCTTCGTATTCGCCATTAGGCACCCCCGTAACGACTTGGATGATTACATCGCCACGTTCTTGAGGTTGGTTATACATAGATTTATATTTAGCCAATGCTTCGGCGAACTTAAACACCATAGCTGGATCTTCGGCTTCTTGGGCTTTCTCAAGCGCCTCTTCCATAGTTTCCAGAATCATATCTTCGGTGATGCGTTCTTTAACCGAGGAGTATTCCGGCTTAGGAGTTTTAGGTCGAACGATTTTCTGATTATTAACCAGTGCATTAACAATATCCATGCACGCCATAGGCATGCTATTCCGAATGGATTTATTCAGCAGTGTGAGGCAATCATTGCGTGATATTTGCCGAGCGAGTTCAGGTGTAGTCCGAGCGATGGTTCTTGGGTTTACAGCATCCCAATCAATATGAGGATCAACCAGTGAGCTATTCGGATTCAGTGGCCACAGGTTTTTGTTCATATAGTTCTTTCAGGATTATTTCCCGCAGGCATTCGGACATGGTGAGATCGCCTTGTTTTACAACAAGCAAAGCGTGATCATCGGGGTGCAGCGCGGTGCTGACGACTTTGAACTTTTCCGTCGCGCTTTTAGTAGGTGTCGGCATAGTTTTATTCTTTCAAAGAAACGCACCTCACTGCCGGGATTATAGCCCCGCGATATGATTAGGCCCCCCCGGGCTTTATTCATAATCGTGCGAATGGCGCAGTGAGGTGATTATCAAAGAATCAGCAAGCTTTCTTGCCGCTCTTCTTAGCCGCCTTAACAGCGACAGCCTTCTTAACAGTCTTCTTAGCCATGTGATTATCCTCCTTTCTTGGAATGTTGGTGATGAGTTCAGCAACGACTCGTTCGAGGAGATCGATGCGTTCCTCAAGAGATACGATGGTGATAGCCGAGGCAGTGAACATACGTTCGACCTCATCCATAGTGATTTCAGGTGACATCTTTTGTTTCCGTAATTTGAGTTCAAGGATTGCCAGCGCATTCCACGCAGCGTGTGCAGCATGGAGTAGTTGTGAGTCGGGGTCAAGATCTTCTTCAGTAAAGACATGTCGCAGGAGTGCCGCTTCATATCTCGGAGATTCGACTTTGAGCCAAGACGATCGTGAGTATTTCTTACAGCCGAACTCACCAATTTGAGCCACAGCCGTAAGTGCTTTTGACATATCCTTCAGTAAAGTCAGATCGACTTTCTTAGAATCGTCTTTAAGTATTTCCTCACCCTTTTCGTTTAGCACGATATTATCCTTTTGTGGTGTAATCGAGGAACGCTTGACATACGCAGTCCGCGAGTGATTCGTCAACGAAGCTGGTGTCGTCGACAGACACGATCCAACCTTTGTGAAATGATTTGATCCTAACTACAGCACCAATGCGGAGTACGTCCAGCATATCGGCCATGATGACTGCTGCACGATCCTGAGGAAGTGTGGAGTATTCCTCCCAGCCGTCGATCACACCCATGCTGATAAGGGCTGGTATCGCAGAGTCCAAAGAACGCTTAATCATCGGTTCCACACAATGGCTACGATCGCAGTAATAATGATGGCATACGCCACGAGCGTAAAGAATGTGTCCTTACTCATGGCAGGGCCAATGCAGCAAGACACACCGCCATCGGTAACTCTTCATCAGTACCCATCGTACCATCGATATCGACCACCCATCCAGCATGACGGATGCTGATCGTAATGTTGTACTTCTTCTGCAACGTCAGGAGAAGATCGTACATATCATCTAACGACTTGTGAGGTTTTAATGATCCGAACTTCTTGGCGATCTCAGAGTCGATGTTTCTCATGTGTCTTTCTTAAAGTTGATGGCAGCGAGCAAAGCCTTACGCATGTACTCAGGATTCGTGTCCTTCTTAGAACGACGGTATGTACGGTTGAACCACACCGACAACATCTGATCAATACACTCGTCACTCAGAAGGTCCTCAAGATGGATTATCGTTTCCATGAATGAAGCGTACTAATGCATCATAAGGGATCAAGGGTAATCTACTAAGCCATCCGTTATGACGGATCAATATACCATCCGTTATAGTACACCATCCGTTATAAGGGATCAGGTTGAGTGTGGTGTGTGGGGTGCCCTTTCCCCACCAGCCGCCAGTGGGGGTCTCCCCTCCCCCACCCCCTCCGTGCGCCGGTCCACATTACCAACCCACAAGCCCGGGTTGTGAGTATCGGCAGGCCATTGCCGTTGTGTGGGCGTCATCGATCGGCCTAGGGGCGACCCATCAAGCCCAAGCCCCACCCAACCAGCCCCCCTTTGCCAGTGTCCAAACGCTCGGCCCCGTCCGTTGTTTAGTCGATTGACCTATGTTTAAACCCATAAATATTTGGAATCCTCAGGATCTGACGTACCCTAGTGCCAGGGATTCTGCGCCATATTTGGCGCAAAATGAGGCCCTATAAGAAACCTCTTGATATATGGCAAAGGCTCATAGTTGGGCGTCTGCCCAGAAGAAATCGCTTGACCTATTGGGAATGCGTATATGCCACGCCTCGCTCCAGTCTTGAGCGCATATCATCCATCCCCGCCTTGTCAAATAGTGCTAGTAAAAGATACCCAATTGCCCCTAGTTTTGTCTCTATGGTAACACCTGAACCATATTATTAATTACAACGCACAACTACCACTACTACTACTATATGGTATTGATGTTTTGCCCTGAAATTTGTGATTGATGCAACCTCGCTTTTGTCACTTTCCCCAGTCCATCTAGTTTCCTTCGATTAGTCCATCCAGTAGCAATCCTCTTTCCATCCTGTCCTGTGTCTATTAGTCGGCATTGTGTTTCCATACTCTCTCATTTTATGACTGCCACTGTTGGCCACAGTTTGCACCTAAAAAAGCTAAATACGAACTTAGCACTTGACACCGCATTTAATGTCTGGAGTAAATCCAATGGATGGACAAGTCAGACACCGGCTAGGTGCTCAGACCACCAAGATTTCGTATGATGCGTCGAAATCATTCAGAAAATGTAGGTCCCAATGACCACACCTCTCCGTATCACACACGACTATCAAGTGGTTCCCTTCCAGTTTGCTTAGGCTAGCATCCCGTTGCATAATTCGTGCATGACCGACGACGCGCCACCCTTTGATAGGCTTTGCCCAGCAAAGGGATACACAAGGGAAACCCCTTGTAGTCTCAGTTCCCTACCATATAGATAGCACATAACCACCGCATCCCTACCAGATGCAACCACCCACGAAAGGGCCAGCCATGAACGTCCGCCACATACATCCCTCCGCCGCCATGGTGCTATCTGTGGCCGGTGACTGCATCGTGCACACCAGTCAGGACGACGCGGAATTTTTCGCCCTCCATCAAGACGGGGAGGCCGAGACAGAGGATGAGGATGGACACCCAATCCTGGAGCACTGGGGGGTGTGTGAGGATGGCTCCAGCGAGTGGCGCGTCCACGTCCACCCCCGCAATGCCTAAGCCACGACTCCACGACTCCACAACCCCAATCCCAAGCCTTGAAAGGGCCAAACATGTACGATCCAACAATCCCCAATGCCATACTGCCAAAAACAGGCTTGGCAAAGGGCCAGCCATTCACGGCGCACAATATCGAAAAGCACCTCCGCGAGGTGCTGGCCTCCGACATCCGACGGGACCAGGAGGGAAAAGCGGCCCTAGCGGCGGTGCTGGCAATCTGTCCAGCAAACCCAGTGCCGCTATCCTCCCGCCGCAAGCGCACACTGGCCAAACTAGGGAAGGGCTGGACGACCGATGGCTCTGCCGGTCTAAGCTATCTAGTATCCCCTGAAGGAAGCCGGATCTTCATCCCCGCCGGTATCCTGGACGCGGCCAACATTGCGGCGCACAACACCTGGGCTACGGCGGGCGCTGAGCGCCGGCTAAGCAAGGCCGACGTCACGGCAGCACTAATCCCGGTCATCGCCCGCCAGATGGAAAAAATACACAAGGCAAAGGTCACACTATATCGGGACCTTGAGGGCCTGAGCTCCTGCCAATTTGAACCGTGGCAACTGCTAGCGTTCGCATTCTCAGAGGAGCGGTGATACCATGATGACCGTAGAACGGCTTCGCGAAGCGGTAGCAATCCATGGCCCCAGATGCCTCGACTATGTGCGCCGGGACATCCAGGAAGCCCTAACCATGGCGACGGGGCTGGAGCAAGCCGGCATGTCGTACGATCGCAAGCGAGCCTCTGAATACGCGGACGAATTGTGCTTCGTCGCACAAGTCAGGAAAGAAACTCAAGGCAAAGCATGCTGCCCAGCATGTGGAAGGATTAACCCATGAGCCCATCCCAATCCCTAAAGCACCTCGTCACACCTACAGACAAGCGAACGCCCCTCCTGCATTGCGTGGACATCCGGCCAGGACCCGTGCTGGACACCGCCGCCCTATCCTCCACAGATGGAATTATTCACACGCGGATCCTGGTGCACTGGAGGGATGCACCTCGCTGCATCGTACCTCTCGCAGACCTAAAAGCCGCAGTCAAAGGGCTGGACGATTGGCAAGGAAACCACGACACCTCACGAGACTGCCATACCTTAACGGTTAACGGCAGGAGCATCCGATGCATTGTTGGCGAAGAATTGCCACCTCCTCCAGCGCTAAAGGATGACGCAACCTCACACCCGCTGGACGCCGTGGATGTCGAGCGGTGCCTAGGTGCCGTCGACTATGAAAGATCCTCTGTGGTACTGGCGGGCGTGCTGGTCGGAAAGGTAGGAAGCGATACCTTCTGCGCCGCTACGAATGGCCATATCTTGGTGCACTCCGGCCCCTTCACCGCCGGCCTCGATGTCGAGCACATAGCCATCCTGCAATCTGGTGCCGCACATGCCATCGCAGCATATGGCAGCATCGGCACGCTGGAGGTGTCTGGCACCCTAACGCGATGGACATCCGCGGACCGTGCGATGCAAATTACAAGCCGATCGATCGACGGATCATATCCAAATTACGTACAAGCGTTGGTGGCAAAGCCCGGAGAAGAGGCGCTGCCTTGTGCGTCAATCCTGGCCATTATTTCCGCAGCCGCTCAAGGCTTAGCGAAAGCAAGCCGCGCCGTTGTGGTTTCATCCTCTGGAGCCGGCCCACTAGATACACAAGCCGGAGGGCGCAGAATCCGGCAGACGAGCGACGCAATCAAAGCACCGTTCGCACTGAATGCCGACTATGTCGCGACGATGGCAAAGCTTGGCGCCACTCATTGCTTCGCCGGGCGTGGTTTCCGCTTTGAAGGCAAGGGCTGGATTGGAATAATAATGCCAGTATCGCTACCTACCGACTTCAAGTCCGATTTTTCAGATGGAGCGCCCCTAAAGCCCATGACGGGAAGCGGACCGGTCACGCTAAAACTTAACGCTCGGCAGATGCAACTGGAAATTGACAGGCTCAAGGCGCTGGTCCTGTCGCTAGGGGGCGTGCCGTGAGCCCCTCCGAACGTTTCGCAATCATCTGCACCCTCTCGACGCTTGCGCTCATCGTCGGCACAATCGCTGCCGCCATTACCACCCATTAAGCAACAAGGAAACACCATGGACTACACAGCCGCAGAATTGAAGAAACTTCGAACCATATCGCAAGGACATACATGCAACCTCAAGATTGACACCGGGACAACCCGGGTCTGGCTGTCCCGTGTGGATGGCTCTGTGACGGTCGAGAAACTGAGAAACGGACGCTGGGAAGTCGTTTAGCCTTCCAGACTCCAGAATACAGAATGGAAACCACAACGGCACACTGTGCCACTAGCCACAAGGGGAAACCATGCCCAGACCACAACGGGAGCCTTGGCACTACGACCAAGCCGACCCGCGCCACCAGGACGCACCAACGATGCCCCCCGCGTACCTGGAGGACTATACCAAGGACCGGCGCCAGATCGTGGCAGACCAGGACCCGGAGGGCGGCCGGGAATGGATCATCATGCACGGCGCCACCGTGGAAGCTGAAGGATATGAGGCGTCACTTGATGAATGCATACAAGTGATGCGGGCCGCCCTATCTGTGGACGCGCAGGAAGCCTGGGACCGGGAAATAGAAGAGGACCAGGGGGCGGAACCGTGAACCACGCCCACACCCAGGCCACCACGCCAGAGGATACAATCCTCCTCCTATCACCTTCGGCCTCCTCAGAATGGGATGGCGACTATGGCACACTCCGCCAAAGCCTGCGACGACGCGACATGAGGATAGCGGCTGGAATAACCAGCCGGCGCACCGGACGACCGTGCGCAATCGTTGACGCTGAAGGGAATATCCTCGACGTTGTTGACCCCAATCCCCTAACCAAGCTCAATCTTCACCCTGTTGAGGAAGTAAACCCATGACGCGAATGAAACCCTGGGACGAGCCATTCGGATCCCCCGACTATGAAGATCCCCCACAGATGCCCGATTGGTGGCTAAAGTCATACCTTGGCGATAGGGACATAACCATCACCGGGTGCCCGGCCGATGGTTACTGGTGGGAAGCCCGAGCCGCAGGGAGGCTAGAATGTGACGGCGGGGAGGAAACCCTACTCGACGCCCACGATAGTGCCTCAAAAGCGCTGCATTCAGCCGCAATCGATGCCTGGGATCGTGAGGTTGACGGCGGTCCCTATCCCGAGCCATGAGTTAACGAAGAAAAACATTGAAAGCAAACCACAACGCAACAGGATGCTAAACCCATGTCACAAATCCCAAGAATGAGTATGGACGGTCCACCCACATCAGTAATCACTCCCGAGGAGCGGAAACTGATGAAGGACTATGCCAATGGCATACTTGAGAGGCTTCCTATCGGGAAGCCATTCTCTGGTGCTGAGCTGGCATTAGCAGAGCCGGACAAGAAACGAGCCGCAAAGGCGGTGAATCACCTAGTGAGATTATTCAAGGTGCAACGCTTACGTTGCGGGATGCTGATTCGCAATGCTTAAAATGCCACGAGAATACATCAGAAACGGCAAGAAGTACGTCACTGATGAGGAGCTGTGGGCTGTGGAGCCTGAGCCGGACGACGAAACCCCGCCCAGCTCGATGGCCGATGCTGCTCGCCGTTGTCCAGACATCTCCCCCGACTCACGCCGTGATGGCCGTATTGTCAGGAAACCCATATGTTGATCGCTTTACCCATGCTGGCCTTAGCCGTAACCCTGCCCAGCGACGTACCTAGTTGGGTGCTGCGTGGAATTGTCGCTACTGAAAGCCGGTCCTACTATACACAAACCGGTAGTATCGTGTGGGTTGATCACAAACGTGGACACCACGGCGAGCGCGGGTGCTTTCAGATCACGAGAGGGGCATTCAATGACGTGAAGCGCCCAGGTGAGACGTTCAGCATGCTCGAACAAGACCCGATATTTTGCGAGGTCATCGCGTGCCGATACCTCGCCAGGATCCACAGAGGAAACTGGAGCACGACAATCCAAGCGTATAACGCTGGACTTGGACACAAATCCACCACTTATCTCCGGCTAGTACGCCGGGAAGGAAACAAACCATGACCACCCCACGTAAAGAAATACTAATCGGAGATTGGGCCGCTGGAAAATATGAGAGCGGAGACATGTTTGGTAATATGTTAAAACTCCCCACCGACCCGCGCACGCTGATCCGCGCGTACCACGCTGCTGTTAGGTATCGAAGGGCGCTTGACCAGAAGTGCATGGATCCAAATGCAATAATCGACTTCATGTGCGACATAGACAAAGCCATAGCAAAGAAAGCGAAGCGTGTGAAATGACCACACCCGAAGCAGCTGCCCGCTATCTAGCGGAATATCAAGAACGCATGGGCGACCTACCGCTCGCTGTCTACAACCCACACAACAAACCAATAGATAAATTGCCAGCAATCTATGGTTTCAACAACGGCGGTTCCCGTGATTGGTACGACGCTGTTTTGCTCGCCGAGGACGGAACCGGAATGGGCGGACATATATGCTCGCACGAGGGATATATGCCGGGGGATCTTGGATGCCTCGAAGGATCTCGACCGGACAGGCACGAAGGATTCCGAAAACATTACCCCGATGGCTACCGGATGGAGTTCGTCAGCATGGCGAATGTTCGCACTCATGCGGGACTCAATGCCGCATACGTGAAGAATCAGCAGAAAGCGAATGAGGCCCAGCAATGACCACCAACGAACGCCTGCGGGAGTTGGTAAATAAGCGCAACGAAGCTGATAAAGCATGGCGCGCAGATCCTCACAATCAGTATGCTCTTGTGAACTATAGCATCGCCACAGCAGTGCTAGAACGTGAAGCGAGCAACGCCCTGCCCGCGCTGTTGGCCGTCGTGGATGCAGCAAAGCCTGTACTCAGTGATTACAACTCATCAGAGTGCAGCATATACTTAGATGGAATGGAAGAACTAGGTGAAGCCCTCGCCAACCTTGAGAAGGAGCAGTGATGAGAGTCTTGGTGGCCTGTGAGACATCTGGAGCTGTTCGCCGCGCTTTCGCGGAGCAAGGACATGACGCTTGGTCTTGTGACCTGTTGCCCTCCGACGACCAGTCTTCTAAACATCTCATTAAAGATTGCTGTGGGGTTATTTCTATGGGATGGGATCTTGTCATAGCGCATCCACCATGCACACATTTGTGCGTCAGTGGGGCCAGACACTTTGCTGTTAAGCGTGCTGATGGTCGGCAACAGCAAGGCATTGATCTGTTTATGGGTGTAGTCAATAGCTGCGACAAGTACGCTAACGCATGGGCGATAGAGAATCCAATCGGCATCATGTCCACGTTGTATCGCAAAACTGACCAGATCATCCAGCCATGGCAATACGGTCACGGGGAAACTAAGGCTACCTGCCTGTGGTTGCACAATCTACCAAAACTGGATCCGACATGCGTGGTTGAAGGTCGTGAGAACAAATGCCATCGTATGCCCCCCAGTAAAGACAGATGGAAGAAGAGAAGTAAAACCTATCCAGGCATCGCTCTCGCCATGGCTCAACAATGGTCAGAAGCACTATCAAAGGAAACACCATGACCGACGACCTCATCGACGCCAAGGCCGAAGCCCGCCAGCAGCGCGAACGCGCAGAGGCGGCGGAGAAGGAACTAGATGAGCGAATGGCAATAATATGCGGCGTATCTGAAAACTATCAGAAGGCTAATGAACGCGCAGAGGCAGCGGAGGCGGAACTAGCCGACGCGAAGACGCTGATCACAGACCTGATATGCCAAAACGCCGGACACCAGAACGCACGGGATGAAGCGGATGCCAAACTTAAATGCTTCAAGGAGCATGTGGCGCTGATGGTCGCGGCGGTAAAAGCGCAAACACCGGAAGCGATCTGGGCGCGGCTCGAAGCAGCGGAAGCGAAGGTGCGGGAGTTGGAGGAAAAACTGGATGAGTCCGACATGGCTAAAGATTTATTCTTGGCTAACGTAGCGATTAAGAAAGCAGAATCCCGCCTCGCGGCGCTGACCGTACTGAACGAAAAAATAGTTGTGGCGTTAAATGTGAACGACACAGACGGCGCGTATTTTACAGCAAAAGAGGCGCTCGCAGCGGCGCGGAAAGCTGTGGGTGGGGAATGAAACGCTGCATGGATTGCATCCACTATGCGTGCGGGAGCGCCATCATACTCCCATCGCAAACAGACGTTGGCAAGCTTACATACAATACCATAGGCCACTGTCTGTGCCCTAAAAACAGGTGGATGCCCGCGCATGGAGTCCAGATCCGTGGTACCGACTATTGCGCATCGTTCGCCCCGATGCACGGAGACGGGGATGGGATATGCCAGCCAGAATTAACAACAATATGTTAGCGGTTGATACACAAAGAAACCCAATACACTCCCGAAAGGAGACAGCATGAGAAACCCATTCCGGGCTCAACAGTGGGCTGAGCGCGTTGCTCGGTCAGAGGAAATGTTCGACTACATTTTCCGAAACCACACACAGAAACACATTGCTGCGACGATCAACGTATCTCGCGCATTGATCGGTCGGTGGGCTAGCAAGAGGGATGTACCCACTATGGCTATGCTCGACCGGCTTGAAGTCCTCTACACCCCCGATTCCAGAAAGGAATCACCATGAGTATTCTCGAAGGTATCATCGAAACACAGAAGGCTGATCGCCCTCTGATCACCATCCACGGCGGGCCGGGATCCTGGAAAACCCAGTTTGGATTAGATTGCCCAAGTCCACTATTCATCGCTCTTGAGGACGGGTTCGGTAATCGTGCTCATAAAGCAGCCCGCCCTAAGAGCACGGCTGAAATGTATGAGATCTTCAAAGAACTCATCACTCCAGGGCATGGGTATAAGACCGTCGTTATCGATAGCCTAGACCATCTTGCCCCGCTGATTGTCAAGGAGATCTGTGAAGAGGGTGGTAAGAACGCGCTTGGCGACTTCGGATTCGGAAAGGGCTACGAACTCGAAGCGCAGCAATGGCTTCGGTTGTTCAAGGGGCTGACTCGTCTCCGTGATTCTGGTCTGTTTGTTGTTTGCATCTGCCACTCTCAAGTCCGCCCTATCGATGATCCGAATATGTCGGCTCCCTATGATCGTATTGAGCCTAAACTTCCAAAAAAGGCGAACGCCATCGTTAAAGAACTCAGCGACATCCTTGGCGCTTCTATCCCAGATATGACGGTAATCACAGACGAGAAGACTCAGAAGACTAAGGCCGTTGGCAGCGGTAAGTTCAAACTTCATCTGTCGCCAACGCCAGCGATTGAAGCAAAGAACCGTTATCGTATGGCCAGCAGCATCCCTTTCACATTCACTGATTTCGCAAATGAATGGTCACGAGTCAACGCTCACATCAACAACACCGTTTCCAAAGGAAACACCCCATGAGCCTCTTCGACATCTACACCCCAAACTCTGAAGACGCTAAGAAGGTTGGCCAAGCGCCAATCATTCCCCCCGGCGTCTACTCAGCACGCATGGTCAAGGCTGAACAGCGCCATGCAAAGCTACCTGATGGAGAGCCAGACACGTCTAAAGTCAAGTTCTATGGCGAACTGTGCATTGAAACCGAAGGTGCTCAGAAAGGGCGGATCGTGTTTGTTCATCTGTGGATCCAGAACACAGACAAGACTGCAAAGGGCAACGTTAAGCATGAACGTGGCCGCGAAGCATTCTCGCTCCTGTGCATGGAGTGCGCTAAGCAACGCGACAATGAAGTTCCTAAGATCGAATCTGACATCATTGGATATTGCTACGATGTGAAGATCTCAGTCATGGAGAATAAGAGTACGGGCGAGAAATCCAACTGGTGCGACATCATTGCGTCTAAGAATACTGTTCAGAAGGCACGCGATGTCGGAACGTCTCCTGCCGTAAGCACTGAGATTTTCTAATGGTTCAAGATCTGACATACCTTCGGTCTGATCAGATTGATTTCGTGGCTGCCCAGCTACGAATCAATCCCGAAGGTATGACGATCTCCCAGGTACTGCGGCTCGCCCCCACATTTAAGGGGGTGGGCCTATTCCTGGACGATCTCGCGTTACTAGGGGGTGTGGTTAAGACGATACCCGCCGCGAATGGTCGGCGTGGTAGAATCGCGCATCACTATATGCCTACAGAAATGCTTATGGAGGTTGCCGAATCTCTTAAAAGCCCAGAAACTCGTAAGACAAACCGCGTTGTGACTCGTTATGGGGACCCTCATCTTCTCATCTCAGAAGCACCTGATGTTGGAACCGTAATCAAGTTGTCTCTGAGCGGCGAACTGGTGCAGAAGCTATTCGTCATTCAGAATACAAAGGGAATCAAGGTGCTAGATGTGATCTCGCTCGCCTTGGCTGAAGCAACAGCGGGCATTGAGGTTACTCGTTACCATGTAAAGACTCCGAGGCCGCTAACGCAAGTGATCAATGGATTCAACGAACGTGGTGATCGTGCCGAGTTTCTAGGGGGATATGAGTGCGCCATATATCCCGGACAAATCATCGGATCCGAACTATTCTCAGACATGAATGAACGATCTGATGCACGAAAGCATATGGCAATGGGCGAGAGCCGAGATCTCATGGTATACGATCTAGACCCATTGCCCGCCTTTGATAGTGGGCACCGTCTTATGGTTCCATTGCGCGGCGATCAAATGAATAAGACCGTGCGTTGTAAAGTAACTAAGGTTTTCCACCCTGAAGAAATGTCCGCAGCAGATATGCTGTAGCAATCATATGAAACTCCGCCCCTACCAAGAGGCGGCAATACTTGCTGTGAGAGACGCGCTCAATTCTGGGATGAGTACGCCGCTGGTCTGTCTACCGACCGGCAGCGGAAAGTCCCCGGTATTGACCACTCTTGTCTCCAGTGTTGCCGCGAAAAGCCCAGGAAGAAAGTTCCTTGTGCTGGTGCATACGCAAGAGCTTATCAAGCAACTTGCAGAGACTTATGAGAGAGTATCTGGCGTTAAGCCCGGTATATTCTCTGCCAGCGTTGGTAAGAAGCATCACGACGAGCAGGTAACTATCGCTCAGGTTCAATCTTTCGTGAGGAATAAGCGACGGTTTAACAATTATAAACTGGTGGTTGTTGACGAGTGCGACCGTATAGGACCGGACGAAAACAGTAACTATCGCAAACTGATTTCCGATCTGAAGGTGTGCAATCCCGAGGTTAGAATTGTAGGGCTTACAGCAACGCCCTATAGGACTGGTCAAGGGCTATGCTATGGTGAAGATCGTGTGTTCGACGATTTGGTATATGATGCCAACATAAAGGAGCTGATCGAACAAGGATACCTATCGTCATTAGTTGGTAAAGACGGTGGCACACCCGATCTGTCAGACCTACACATTCGTAAGGGGGATTACGTCGCCAGTGAGCTTGAAGATTTCATGTCTAATGAAGCGCGAGTATCAGCAGCAATACGCGAGATCGTGAAGTATTCACCTGGACGTAAGAAGATTCTAATCTTCGCCTCTGGTATTAAGCACGCCAATATGGTAAGCGATGCGCTAAAGGCTGTCGGCATCTATTGCCCAGTAATCACTGGGGATATGCCAAAGGCTGATAGAGATCTGAAGATCGGAGCGTTTAAGGCCGCAGAAACCTCGTATCTGGTAAACATCAATGTTCTTTCAGTAGGCTTTGACGCCCCAGACATTGATATGATCGTACTACTTAGGCCAACTAAAAGCCCCGGTCTGTATTATCAGCAGATTGGCCGAGGAATGCGAATCCATCCGAACAAGAAGGACTGCCTTGTCCTGGATATGTCAGGAAACATTCAAGAGCATGGTCCTATAGATCAGCTTAACGACCGAATTAAGAAGCGTAAATCAGCTAAGGGAGAAGGAGAGGCGTTAAGTAAAACGTGTCCAGATTGCAAGAGCATATGCGCTCTCGCTTGTAAAGAGTGTGAAGACTGTGGGCATATCTTCGTACCGCTAGAACAAGAAGTAGTAAAACATGCGACTAAAGCCTATGATGAGTCGCCTCTGTCTGCCCCACAGAAATGGGAGGAAGTGACTGCGGCATACCACAGACCTTACAAGAAGAAAGTAGAATGCTTGTGGGTGACGTACACCTGTGGACTTGGAGCTAGGGTGTCTGACTTCCTGCCTCTTGATGGGTATGGCCGGGCGAAACTGTTAAAGTTCGTCAGAGAATCGGAGGATACAACTAAGGATCCTCGACTGGTGGTGGTGAATGGCGTGTTGACCACAACCCGTGGAGACAAGATTTCGTTCGACAACATTGAAGAGTGGTGCAAGACTCTAAAAGTCCCGACTAAGATTCTACCATGCGTTAATGGGAAGTACCGCAACGTCGCGGCTCGGTCCTTTGACGAAACACCTCGTGCTTCCTGAAAGGAAACAACATGAGCGAACAAGATATTATCTCTATACAATTATCAACTATAGGCGCTCTTAGATACGCCTTAGATAGAGCATCCCAAGAAATCAATAACTTAGAGATTAAATTGGCAGAGCAGAAGATAGATACGCAGCGATTACTTGATCGCATGGACCTAATACTAGGCGTGAATGCGATAAGTGCAGCTACCTCAGAATATGAATGGTGTATAAACAAAGATCGTTCCGTGCGACCGGAGTGCATCAAGAAGGCTATTCAAGCCGCTTTGGATGCGACACTCAGATGAAACACCAAGCCGTAGAACTAGCGGAGATGGGGTATCACCTCGTACCCTGGCACAATAGACTGTCAGATAAGCCCCGCCCGCTCATCACAAGCTGGATCTCCGCTCATATCCCCAGCGTTGAGACTGTTATTGGTTGGGCAGAACGATACCCAAAAGCCGACTGGGCTATCCTGCATAAAGACAGTGTCGTGCTTGATCTTGAAATGAAGAACGGGCTTAACGGGGTTGAAGATCTTAGCCGCATCCAATCAGACAAAGGAGTCTCGCTGATCGCGCACACTAAGGTATCAACCAAGACCAATGGCTTTCATATGTGGTTCAAGAAACCCGCAGGAAGTCCTAACCGCAGCGGTCGGATCGCAGACGGAATAGAGGTAAAATGCTGCAATGCGGGCGCACACTGTCCTCCATCGATGGGCTATGGTTGGCTAATCCCTCCGGTAAAACCAGAGTATCTTGAGGAATTACCCCAAGCTATCGTTGATATGTGGACCGTATCTTCCTCTGCGGTTTCTGTAGACTACGACCGGCCACAATACTGTGAAGGAGAGCGCCGCACCATGCTCTGCGCTATGGCAAAGGCCATGCGTAACATAGGGCTTAGGGAAAACGAACTGATAGCGGCACTTGCTTCTGTGAATATCGAGCGATGCTCCCCCGCCTATCCTGAGCAAGACGTGATCGCCATTGCGAAGGATTACAGCAAGCGTGAAGTGCGAGATCCTGTCTCCGCTGCACTCGCTGGTAACGAACAAGCCAAAGCGGTTTGCTCTTTGATGAAAGGGATGGGCGCATGGCTCTAGACATCAGACCACAGCCGAAACCCAATAAAGGGGTTTCTATATTCTACGAGGGGTCCGATGCGATCATCGATGAATATACTAAACTTCTAGAGTTTTCCGATAATTTGGAATGTCTAGCCAACTGGTTTCTTCGCTATTCGGTGCGCCCACAACCGGGAATTATCTTAGCGGCGATCATTAGTACCTGCTCCATCTTGATGGGCCGGGGTATCTGTCTGTTTGGCAAGAAGGCTAACGTCTATACGTTGGTGATTAGCGGAACCTCGACAGGTAAGAATGCGGTATTCACGCTATCAAAGAATATCATTCGCGCTTGTGGCTGCGACCATGTGATTGGAGCCGACTCAATCGCCTCAGGTGAAGGCTTAATCAAAGAACTTAGCATTAAGCCTGAGATCATCTGGCCGCTCGATGAGATTCAAGATATGATTAAGAATGTGGGCGGCGCTAAAGCATCGTCTTACGCAGTTAATATCAGTAAGTATCTCAAGACGATGTATAGCGGCAATGCCGATTTCAAAGAACGTGTGCTCGGCAGTGATAAAGAGCCTGATAAAGCGCCACTTGGCGAGTTATATCCAGTGATCTTATCCGCAGCACAGCCCTTAAGTTTCTGGGCAAACGCTAATCGAACTATGGTTGCCGATGGATTCATCCCTCGCTTTCTGGCATTCACTGGCGACGAGGAAGTATTGATCGATTCTAACCAGTTAATGGCTATGCATCTGGCACCCCATAGTTTTACTGAAATGCCTAAGAAGATTATCGATCAGATGAAGTTATGGACACACCGTAAAGTAGACCAATCGCTGATGGAATTGGCCAATGTACCAGGGCAAGTTCCGTCTATTCGATGCGCCGGATCGCATGAGGCTTTCGTTCTGCTGCAACAGACACTCACGGACTTCGACTTTGCCATCAGAACGCTCTATAAAGAAGATCAGACGATGGCTGAGTTGGTTGGTAAGAACACCGAATACCTTGTGAAGTGCGCTCTTATTAGCGCGTGGATACGCTCACCGGCTTCGGCATATCTGATCGAAGACGATGTTCGCTGGGCCGCTCGCGTCGTAAAGGTGAGCAACACCCTTATGCGTGATGGGTTTCTGCGGTACAATGTGGTTAATGACTTCGAACGCAACGTGGCCGCAGTTCTCTCAGCGTTGGCCGACGCTCCTAACGGGCTTACCAAGGATAAATTAAGTAAGCGCCTGCGTGGTGTGAGTTCATACAACATCGACCAACTGCTGGTCAAGGCCACAGAAATGGGCGATGTTACAGTCAGCGCAGGAATGCCTGACGAGAATGGCAGACGTATCCGCGTCTACCACCACAATCAACACGTTGAAGAATCTATCGATCAGGAGCTATTGGCATGAAACACGCACTATTTAACGCCTCCTCCGCGCATATCTGGACTAAGTGCCCTAGCTCGGCGTTGTTGTCTAAGCTGGCTCCAGTCGATGAAGCCGGAACTGCTGCTAAGAAAGGAACTGCGCTTCACAAGATATCCGATCAATGGTTTCATTCCCACATGCGTAATGAAGAGTATACGCCGCCGATCATAGACGGCATAAGCGATGTCCGGTTCTTTGTAGAATATCTGATTAAAGAAGAGCAAGCAGGGCAGCGGCCTTTAACCGAAGAATACGTCGGTGACTTCCGTTATCTTTATGGCGGAACGGCTGACGCGCTCATGCTGAATGAAGTAGCCGATCTTAAAACGGGTAAGACTATCGTTCATGCTGAAGGTAATATGCAACTTGAAGCCTTAGCATATTTCGCAGATCTAAGGGACGCGAAGCTAACCATCATCCAAGGTGGTAGGGCTGAATCCGCGAATCAGAAAGAAAGTGGAGCCATCTTCACTGATGCAATTACATCTGCTGCGTGTGGAGAAGCTGTATTTAAGAAAGGCGAGCATTGCCGCTGGTGCAAAGGTAAGAGTCTGTGCCCAGAATACGGTAACGCCATAAAGGCCAGTAAGCAGGTTAGCAATGACTTCTAGGAAAATACATATAGACTTTGAAACTCGGAGTGATGCAGATCTTGAAGAGGTGGGCGCATGGGCGTATTCAAAGCATCCATCAACTAAAGTGCTATGCGTTGCTGTTGCTATTGATAACGAAGAGCCTAAAGTCTTCGATCTATTTAACGACAGTAGTATGCCATTTACGTTTAATCACGACGATCAGATCCTTGCAACTAATGTCAGCTTTGAATACTGCATATGGAAGCATGTACTTACTGCTTGGGCATTTCCTAACCTCGATCAATGGCGGGATGTACAAGCTAAACTGTGTGCTAACGCCTTCCCCGCTAAACTAGAGAACGGAGCGAAAGCTCTTGGACTCTCACAACAGAAAGATGTCAATGGAACCGCGCTCATCAACTACTTCTGTAAGCCTGTCAGCAATGGAGGATCAAAAGGAACTTTCCGAGAGCCAAAAGACAATGCAGAAAGGTATGCCGAACTACTTAAATACTGCGCCCAAGATGTCAGAACCCAGCAAGCGATTGACTTGGAGTTACCAGACCTTACCGAATCCGAACTCGAATACTGGAGGTGTACGTTTAGAACTAACCTCAGAGGATTATGCATCGATAGAGATCTTGCCGCCTCCCTCATTCGTATGGCGGATCTCGGAAAGCATGACCTAGATGTAGAGATCATTAACGTAACTAAGGGCGCACTCAGAGCAGAAGACTTCACCAACAACGCTAAGATAACCGAATGGATACGATCTAACGGATTGTTCATAGATGGGGTTAGTAAACTGGCGATAACAAATGCATTGAAACTGGATAACCTATCAGATCAGATGCGCTTTGTGTTACGGGCGAAGCAACTACTTAGCAAGTCGAGCCTAGCTAAATTGCCCAATATGCTGGCTGAGTCCGCAGAAGATGGACGGATTCGGTTCAACATCCGCTATCATGGGGCCGTAACTGGACGAGATACCAGCATGGGCGTCCAGATCCAGAACCTACCCCGCGGAGAGAAGGGGATGGACGTAGACGCACTAATAGCGTCGGCCGTGGATAAGGACTACCCAGCATTTAAGAAGGCCGCAAACGGCTCCGTATTGGGGGCAATAGCCTCCTGCTTGCGTGGATGCTTTGTTGCGGGTTCCGGATCTATATTCACCCAATGCGACTACGCAGCTATTGAACCACGCTTGGCGGCTTGGTTCTTCAACGAAACGTCAATGCTGCAAGCATTTAGAGACTTTGATCGAGGCTTGGGACCAGACATCTACCAGTTATTCGCCGCCAGATTCTATAATGAAAAGGATCCGCTGAAGATAAAAGGGGATCGTAGAACCTTTGGTAAGGTTGCTGAACTACAACTTCTGTATCAATCCGGCGCAGATAAGTTCAGAACAACGGCAAAAGACACATACGGAGTGGTTATATCTGAGGATGAAGCGATACGCGCCGTCGCTGAATACCGATGCTCACACGCAAAGATACGTCGTGGGTGGAGTGACATCCAAGAAGCCGCTCATATGGCATGCAATAAGCCCGGCGTAGTTTACATAGCTGGCAAGGTTGCATTCAGACACGATAAGAAGCACCTCTACATGAAGCTGCCTTGTGGGCGAAAGATCTGCTATCCTTTCGCATACGTCGCAATGAAAGAGACATCCTTTGGTAAGGCCCCGACATTGGTGTGCCTGGCCTGGGTAGAAGGACATTGGACCACCGTTCATCATTACGGAGGAAGTCTCACTAATAATATCATCCAAGGCTTGGGCGGCTCTTTGCTTAGACATGCCGTTATCCAGCTAGATAAGAAGGGGTACAAAGTATCTATGCGAGTTCATGACGAACTCGTAGCTGAAGTACCAAGCACTGCGATTGATCCGTTAAAAGACTTCAAGAAGACGATGCTTTCTCTGCCTAAGTGGGCTGAGAATATCCCCGTAAACGGCGAAGGCTGGGTTGGACCCCGCTACAAGAAAGGATAATATGATCTCTAAAATAATACCACTACCGCCCAAGGGTAAGGCCCGCCCTCGCGTTGTTCGAGGACACGCTTTCATGCCAAAAGATTATATGACTTGGAAAAAAGATTTCGGTCGTCTGTGGGGCGCGAGCGAAACGATCACCGAGAGAGTGTGCGTGGATGTCGTCTTCTATACCAAGACGGGCAATAGCCGAAGTGATATTGATAACGCTTACGCCGCTGTAGCAGACGCTTTGCAAGATTGTAGGCAGATCGATAACGACCGCCAAATCATCAAAGGATCGTTCAACCTACAAAAAAGTAGTGCCGAAGAAATACAAGTGACGATCACCATACTTTAACGACGGCGACGGCGTCTGCGCCAGTAGTACCCATTACCAGCAGACGGCTCTGGCTCCGGGGGTGTAACAGTCCCCGGAGTAAACCAGAAATAGATTAGACCAGCCTGCCCACCAGTACCAGCGACAGGGGGTACATACGTTCCTTGGCCCCAAAAGAAGGCCAAACCGGCCATTAGAATCGAGCCTCAACAGCGGCGACCCACATGCCGAAGCGCAGCATCAGACCGATGTAATCAGTAAACGGCAGAGACTGCACAGCGCCGTTGTAGTCCCAGATTTGGACCGGCATATTCGTCGGTGCTCCTGCGTACTCAACTGCCGTCCGCAAGATGAGCAGTTGGGAAGTGAACTTTCTTTGCGCGGTCGAATCGGCCCGGAGCTTAATACCTGCCGTTTCATCGTAATACCCCGCAGCTAAGGCGTTGTCATACGGCATGATCTCTGGTTTCAATTCTAGCGCTCCCAGGAGCTTAACCTGCATCTGGCCTAGTACGTCGTTAAGCTGGCTAACAAGCGCGTGGTGTGCAGTCTCACGGGCGGTGAGACGGTCTTCGACGGCGGAGATTCGTAGTTCAATATTGGATTTTATTGTCTCAAGATCAGCCATGGCCCCTGTCAAATCTGGTATCCGCGCAATAGCAATACCTATGTCCGTTAGCAGCACCTGTACTTTTTCGTCAAGAGCCAGTAATTCTTGATTAACCTGCTCGAAGGATTGTGTTTCGTATGGCATTATTTTCCAACTCCTAAAAGGGCTTTGTACCCGTTGTTCGATACGGCTCCGCCACTATCAATCCCTGTTAGCGCGATTGTTACCCATGCCTTGATGCCGTTTGTTGTAGTGGCTGTCAAAGATCCGGTACTGCCTGCGGTAGCTAATGTACCTGAGCAAATAGCGATACCTGTTCCTGCGTTGGAACTAAATCCAGTGTTATACTGAATCGTATTTGCGCCAGATACAGCAGTATCAAGAGTTGTAAGAGTAGTGTTAGCCAAGGTGGAAACGGTTATCGGGGTGGGGGGAGAAGTAACTGGGGCCTCGGTACCCATGAAGTATGCGATCCGTGATTCATCGACTGTCGAGGTTATCGCAGATGTAGATAACGAAGTTCCGGCTGTTCCACTATTCCCAACTGCTATGGCGTTGCTCGGATCAGTGTCTGAAGATACTCCCTTGAAAAGTGTTATAGTAGCGAATCGACCAGATCCGGTGCAGGTAAACGAGGTGGAGGACTGTGTGCCAGATATACGTTTGTAGAAAAAGAAACCCTGCGCATAGGTTGACTGCGCGGATCCAATAAGCCCAGTTGTACGCACAGAGAAATCTAGCCACCCGGAAGGAGTGGTAACGGCGTATATACCTGTTGAGGTATTAGTCAGCCATATAAAAGCTATGGCAATATCCCCATCCGCGTATCCAGCGGGAATATTCAACGAGGGAGTGCCTGTCGTCAAAGTGCCGGATGTCGCGCCAGATATATACGGAGCGGAATACGCCATCTGTTATTCCGCCGAGGTATAACCAGTAATCGTGACAACAACACCAGCGGTTCCGGTAGCGGTCTCTTCAAGGACTTCGATACCTTGGTTAGCGATACTGGCGAGCGGAGGATCGAACTTCATAGCAACGCCACCGCCAGCAAACTGGCACCAGCCTCGGTACAACTCTGTGGTGGTTGTAGTCGAATTGCGGATCACCACATTTGTTCCAATCGTTTGGTGGCTATTCGTAAACGATATCGTAGTCACATAATGCTTAACGCCTGCGCCTCCTGCGGCCACAAGGCTAACCGGGGTCGTGCTGGTAAGGCCCGCTGTCGGTCCAACGTAACGCCACGCACAAGCTGGCAGACAGTAGGGCATGATAACTTGTTTGCCGGTAATAGTTGAAAGCATGTCAACCGCATCCCCATCACCAACAGCGGTGAACAGGGAAGATGCCGCACGCATGCCAACACGAACAGGATTACCGCTGATCGCAGCATCGTGGGCCGCAGTTCCAGCAACACCCGGCAACGTCAGAACATCAACGTCGCCAATGTTGTTTGTGCCGGCAGCGAGAGCCACATTCTGATTACCGCTGGAATCGCAGCGGATATTCATAAACGTACCAAGTGCAGAAGATATTTCTGCCGCCTGGACGCTACGGGTGGTTTCCGTCAGAGAGCTATTCGACAACGTTGAGTTCATCTTCAAACGTGACAACGTGCAACCTGCGCCCCAGCAATATGTCTGGAGAGTTAAGTTTGTCGCACCCGCCGCAGTCTTCGAGACATGCACCGTCATCGGCAGATCTGGGTTCTGAATCGATGGTGAAGCGCTGGTGTTGGGTTGTTTGATGATGTGGAAAGGAACCCACACGCCATCTGGTGAAAGCACTTCGTAAATTACCGGAGCTTCACCAAGCCAACCAAAGCGAATACGGAACACGTTCGCGTAGGTCAGATTAATGGCTTCGGGAACGCCATCACGGGTAAACAACGAACCAGCAGCGCCGGTCAGCGTATCAACATTCCATGATGCTTTAGCGACGCTCGTATCAGACCCGGCGGTACGGTATGTAATACCGAACGATGTGCCTTCATAACCAATAAAGAATCCGTTGTTATCGTCGTACAATCCAATGCGCTGGAAGCTCGCTGTAACGCCGGCATTAGCCCAAGCCGCAGTGAACAGGGCGTACATTTCGCCACCAGCCGAATACGCTGCGCTTGAAGTTGTGACGCCCTTGGCGGTTCCGCTTGTGTTGGCAGTCGTCGAGAATAACGCGCCACCGAGTGACTGGGTTGCAGTTCCGCTGTTGGTGGTTGTGACGGTCAATAAGTTGGAGGGCGTGTCTTTATAGAACTGCACGTCGATCTGGTTATTGCGACCGCCGACGATAAGATGTCCGAATGAGTCCACCGACCCAGGATTACCCAGCGGGGAGTTGACCCGCAGATTACCTTTAGAGTCCGTAGTCAGCGCAGCGTAGTCACCATTCGCGCTTGTCGGAGTCGTGTTAGGAACGTCTTGACGAACTGCGAGAGCGAGAACACCAACGTCACCCGTCGTGTGGGCCGCATCTTCGGCCTTACCAAGATTCGTCGCAGCAGTACCCGGAACAACACTTGAAGTAATAGAGCCGAGGCTGGTAACGACATCAATCGTGCCCGCCACCTGTAGAGCGCCAGAAGGATTCACTTTAACGTTGACGAACCCACCACCGCCCGCAGTTGTTTCACCCGCGATTATGGATTTAGATAGCTCAGCATCATCTTCCAGACTAACAGAATCGCCAACGCGATGACTAGAAGGCTTGGAGTAGGAAGTCTTCATCAATGTCTGGAGACGAAACGCGGTCTGGAGTGTACCGCCATTCGTATACACCATTCTAAAGAATCGACCCATGATTGGGAAGGAATAGAACTTACATAATCCAGCACCAATAGAATACTCGTCAGAGCACCCTGTGATTGTTCCGTCCGTGCTAAACTGCGCAATGAATCCATTAGTGGCAGAAGCGTGACTGGCGTAAACAGAGGTGGTTATAATACCGTAATTAGTGACCTCTTCCCAGGCTCCCGTGAAGGTGGCGCCGCCCGCAAGAGGAGTCGTGGTAGAGTTTCCAGTGCTTACATGACTGGGGCATACAACGACTAGACCATTGCTGCCATCAACAGCGACAACGTCAGCAACATCCGTTCCGTCAGTGATTCGGACATCATTGTTTGCGCCCATATCGACAGTAACCGATCCGGTAACGGGCATAGGATTACCAGATGCGACATCACCCCCGTTGACTCCATCAGCGCCGAGTACCATTTTAACGCGCTGATACTGCTGGCCACCAATGTCGTCAGTTGCGATAGTTGCGCCCACGCCTGGGGTTACGGCTACTCCATCGGCCATGACTTATGCTCCTGTGATCTTGAAGATAGCGGCCTTAATAGCTGCAAGTTTCGCAGTCTCATCTTTGAGTTCAGCCTTAACGGCATCTGCGTCAGCCCGCAGTTTAGCAACGAGAGCCTTCGCTTCGTCGATTGATTTCTGATGTGCAGCGCGAGCAGCAGTATCGATAGATGCCGCACCAGAACGCGCATCCGCCAAGATCTTCATGGCTTGCTCGCCCGCCTTCTTCAATTCAGCGCCACTATTAGCATGCTCTTCGATATTCTTCTGCTTCTGAGCGGCAACAGATACCATCAGTTCAGACTTCTCTGACTGAAGCACGCCCATTTCCTTCTGAAGCTGGGCGATGGCAACATTCAATTCTGTGCGCGTTTGCTCGAATACTTCCAAGGCCATGAGGGCCTCGTCAAGTTTCTGCAACGGCTTGAAGAATGCCGTAGCCTTTCGCACAATGGCTGTGGCCTCACGAATATCTTTTACGGATACATCTTCCATGATTAGCCCCTCTTCGCGCAGAGGCGAACGTTAAGACTGGTAGTGCCATCGCCGCCTGTAAGTACAGGCTGGATGAAACGGGTGAGTTGCTGAACAGAATCTCCACGAGCAGTCGTGAAGGTCATGGCATTGTCACTCTGATCATTCAAAGTGAACCAATTAGTGCCATCTAAAGACCCCTGCACAGTGATGGTTGCGCCACCAAAGGTTCCATAAACTTGGATCGTTCGATCCGAGTAGGAAGCGCAGGGGAACGCAGAGCCAGAAGTGTTGGTGGTGGTCAGCGCCAACCACGCACAATCTGCAAGATCGATGTCGCCCATAGCAACACCCGAGATGTCTTTAACATAAGCGATGACTGCCACGATTATTTCTCCACAATGTGCGGACTGGCTATCCACCAGCCGCTAGGTACAAGAATCTCTGTCTTAGATTTCATATCATTACCTGCCCAGATTACTAGCACTATTGGTTCCGCTATCCGATGGGGGATACTCTGGTCGGGTATCACTGTCGTCTTGGTCGCGCACCCGCTGCACAGCATCACGAAACCGACTAGCCCGGCTAGCGTCAGCAGGTTTGGCCACCTCTTCGATAGCCAATTCCGACTCGCGTAATACATCAAGATAGGCACGGACTGCTCCACGGGCAACGGCATAAGCAATGGTCTCTAGCGGATTGATCACGGAACCGACGGCTTATCCGCAGGCTTCTTGTCTTCAGCGTGGCTGAAGAAACTCACCACAGCAAGCACCTTAGCCAGAACGGCGTCATCTGCCTGGGATGGCGTAAGTTTAACAATAATAGTTGCTAAGGCCACAACGCAACCATAGATGGCGGCGATATTAACCCAGTTAGCGTTGAGCCAAGCGATAGCGTTTCCCATGATAGTCTCCTTAGTGTTTGAGGGTGATGCTAGACACAACCCAGGAAATAACAGCGCCTAACGATCCACAAGAGCCGCCAATAAGCATGAGCGTTTTCCACCCGCCTTGAGCTTGATTGAGTGTGGCCAAGATCTGCTTCATATCAGACTTCAATTCAGATATGTCAGATTCCATGCGCTCAATCCTATTTTCGTGGACGGCGCAGGTCGCAGATGCCTGTTGTGCTAAAACCTGAATACTTGCTCGGGAGTGTGATTCTACCATGTTAATTCCTGATTAAGCGCTAATCGCGCCGTATGTTTTCCACGTACCGGGAGTACCAGAGGTGGTGCATATTTTGCCAATAAAGCCCCCCGCCGTAGGAGCATCTAACAATATGGCATCGCCAACCAAATTCTGACCACCTGCCGGATAGTATGACACGGGCCATTCATTGCTGATTACACCACTTACCATTTGTGAATTGTAATGGAATCTGCCTGCTTTTACTGTCGTCCGCATTCTTGCAATTCCAGCGGAGAACGTCAGTGCAACCGTACCATCATTCAAGGCGCGGGCGTCTGTGTAGGGGAATGTGTCATTGCTAGCATCGTATCCACCGTGCCACTCATACACGAAGTTATCGCGGTCAATAGCAGTATTGGAGAAGATATTTCCGTACGTGGCAACGTCATTAGGTACTACGCAATCAACAAACTTCACTGATCCAAAAGATTGACGACCGATACCCTCAAACCAAGGTACTGAAACGACACGGTATACCAATGTGCTGTTCTGGATTGTAACATGAGCGTTCCGCACAGTGATCACCGCCGTCACGTTACCTGTTATAGCAGGTGTATCAGTAACGCCGAATGAGCGTAATGCGGTTCCGGTGCTGTGAAGACCAGCGGTTGAGTACCCTATGTTTTCAAAATAACATCCAATCATTGACACGGCTGCTTTATATGCGCTTACCGCTACGACACAAGATTCAAAAACAGTGTTGTATATTCTGACATCTAAGGTATTGCCCTCAATTTGTACGCATTGACGGGAATAATTAAAATAGCATTTATCAATGACTGTGGTAGTTACTACGCTTCCTGTTCCGGCGGTATAGACACAGGCCCCATTCACCCATCCAGTGACTTTACATCTGGAGATTTTAGTGTTTACAAAGTTTGCCAACTTAAAGCATGGAGAAGTTGATAATGAGTAGTACGCGGAGACATTCTCTAAGAATAGGCCCGTTGGGGTGACGGATCCCGATGGGTTGGAGCAAGTCACCACCCCGGACATAGTGCTACTGGCGGTGGCATATCCACCCCCATTGGAGGCATCGAAGGTTATATTCGATACAGACAGCCGCTTGGTTGTGGCATTAACATCAAATACATACCCAGTCACCCCCGCGCAGTATATCGTGACAGCAGCGAAACCAACTTCTGCGAATCCATCCTGCCCGCCTGTTATGCACGTGAATCCGGTAGGAAGTGAGAGTGGCGCGGTAATCTTATACGTGCCTGCGGTCAGATACACAGGTTTAACCGTGTTTATAGCCGCCTGAATAGCAATGGTATCGTCTGTGATACCGTTACCTACCGCGCCGAAGTCTTTAACATTTACCACATCCGCTCCGCGAGCGGCGAGTGTACGGGCGGTAGTACTTCCGGTTGATTTCGCCAGCCAGTCGCCCTGGTTTGGATCAAGTTCCGCACGTCCTGCCGCCAGCGACCCAGCCTGAACAACAGGCATCATATACGAGCTAACAGTTGTATTCGATATGTTGGACCCAACTGCCGGGAGGCCACTAGCATCGAAATACATATTCTTTAGGGCGCGAGTTTCTTTAGGCGGCAGTGCAATCGATCCGGCTTCAGATAGTGGAGCACGAATACAGTGCTCAACATCATCTGAAATACGTTGAACTTGCTGGACCACCCGGTCTAAAGCATCCTCATGCCGCGATGCGTAGAACTCGCGTTGATTACGAAATGAGGTTGGCTGGGTTAGCTCAGGACTACGGCGAATCATCAGAGTCTTATTCGCACCAAGAACGCCAGCAGTCAGGGTGATAGTGCCCGTCTTGTCATCATTAAAGACAACCGTGAATGATGGAGTTATCTCAACGCCAGTGACCGTATCTCGGATCAGTACCTCAAGATCCGTGCTAGCAGACACCGGAAAGCTAAAATCGAAGGATGCCAACCCGGCATCTGTGTAATCTTCACGGGAGGTTGCGCTACCTACGGTCATTGGTTTGCCCTTGGTTAGTATGTGTTATCTTACTTAGTAATCAAGCGATCATTTGGGCTTCTGGCCCCCAAAGATAGCGCCGACGAAGCCAGCAGCGGGATCTACCTTTCCTTGATACCACAGATTGGACCATTCTAAAGCTCTGCCAAAGGCCGCACCACCAGGAAGTGCTAGGGTGGTCAACGGAACAGCGTCATAAAGACCCTTAATATCGAACTCTACAGGGGTCCCATCCTTATTGCGGGCACCAAGACCAACCTCGACAACGCTATAGGCCCCCCTGACAAAACTGATTCCAGGGGTTAAAAAGGCAAAGGAACTAGGCTGGCGACCCTCTACCGCTTGAGACAGAGAGGAGCCTGCGATTGGGACTAGGCTACCCATCTCCATAAGCATGTGTTGAACACCCCAACTAATCCAAGGATTCTCATTATTATCGTCATCACCGGGGCCGAAATCAGCGCCTTTAACCAGATGCGCTAAGCCCATAGAGGCGATTGCAGGGACGATCATAACCACAGCCACGGCGTGGGCCAGATTAGCAAGTCCCTCAACATCCTTAATGCTCTTAACCTCAGCCCCAGCCTGGATCATCTGATTAAGCTGCGTTAACTTATAAGATCCAAACTGGTTAAGAGTACGAATTATCTGATTGCTCATCTTGTCAGGAATGTCGATGGTTTCCGCACCCCCTTGGGTATCTGAGACGCCGCGGAATGCTAAAATCCGAGCATCTTCAGGGGAGTGGCCAAGCTCGATAAACTTATCGTAGAAGGCCGAGTAAGAGATGGTGTCCACGATCCCCTGCATAAATCGTATAGGAGCATTTAAGAACTTATTCGCTTTGCTTAATACGCGACCTCTCTTTGTAAGTTCCGCCGAGGCTTCATGCATGTCGTAGTCAAAGTTATTTAAGCCGCGTTTCTTCATCGACGAGTCTTGTTCGTCGATCAATTTACGAGAGTCCAGCAACGTGAACATATTTTTGAACGCAGATGCAACAACCCGCTTCCATCGTTCAGCGGGATTGCGACCAAGATCCTTTGATCCTAGCGTATTTGATAAACCTGTGCTTTGTTGTAAGGCCACCCACATGCTACCCGCCATAACCCAAGCGCTCTTGGCAACACGCATTCGAGTCATAAATGAAGCAACACCCCCGTTTGGAGGTGGGTTTCCACGAATTACATGGTTCAATTCTTCACTAAGATGGTTGTGGAACTTCTGCCCCAGCTTGGCATTCATCGCAGTACGGATAGCCTTACTCCGCATTACCTTTCCAGCTTCGATAGAATACTCACGGAAAGCAATATCTCTTATGGACTTCTCTAACTGGAATAATTGCTGGCTTTCATCTAGGCTTAGCTCGAAACCGGAAGCTGTCTCAGAGTTTTCTAATGATCCGGCGACTACTTTAAGATGACTAACCGACGGACCTACAACACCCCCGACATATTCCTTATCAATGCCCACCTGCTCGGAGACACCTTCCTTATACGCCAGATGGCTATATCCGCCAGTTAAGATGCCGTTTCCTAACTCAGTAGGAACAGCTTCTTTGAAGATAATGTTTTTAGTACCAACACGCGACCACATTGCTGCGATCTCTGGGCGCACCGAGTTCTCAAACACCTCGTGCAAGGCGTTGACGTACTTGATTTCATCTGAAGATAGCGCCTCTAAAGCCGTCATAACGTTCTGCCGGCCATACTGAGAAGATAGACGCTCTTGCCCCTCTATGTTGCCCCAATGCATAGCAACCATATGCAGTTGATTACGTTGGATGCCGACCCCGCCGAGAGTGGCGATAACCTCTTTCGCATTAAGATGCTCAACTAATTTGCGTGCAACAGACCATTTAGATAGAACTGAATTAACTAGCTCGGCATGCTTCTCATTCGACTTAACCCACGATTTATACAAGTTCCTAAAGAAGAATCCATCGGCCTTACCACCATCTGCTTTACGCAGTAGTGTGCTGAACTTAGAAACTGCGTTAAGTATATTATCTAGGTCTGCGAGTCTACGCTCTTTAAACCCGCCCTCAGGATCATGCTTACTTACGGCAAGGGTAGACAGTTGTTTAACCGCGTCAGCCTCTATGGTCTTTAAGTCCTGAACACGGCCCGCCAATGTTACCTTGTCTTGGTCCTTAGCCATAGCTTCTAAGCCTTCTAAGGCCCCAGCTATGTGGTTAAACTCAAGATTGCTAATCTCATTGACGTGCTTTTTAGTGCGAGGACTTGGACCAATCTCTCCAGGAGCCAAGGAAGATATGGCTTCAGTGACCGCAGAACGCTCTTTAATGATACTATATTCAGATAGGATCTTCTCGGCAGCAAGACGATACATATCGCTACGACGAAGAACATTACCGGCCTTATCGCCGCCAAGGGTCTTGTGCTCTGCTTTAGCCTTGCGTTCTCCATTCTCGCCACGGTAGCTAGACACAGTACCATCGGCGCGAACAACTTCCCAATCACCACCCTTTGCAAGATTGTTTAGAGACTCGTTAGACGACATACGGCTAATGACTTGAATCGCGTGACGATTGCGGTTGAGCACTTCCTGCATCTTATTTGCAACAAGGCTGTTCCAGATCTGTTGACGTTTCTCTGACGCCGCCTGTTCCAAGTCTTCACCTTCTTTTAGCATCAGACGATTGGCGTGTTCCGCCGCACGTTCTGACAATCTGCGATGGGAATTGATGGCGGCTTGAGTGACATCAACCGTCAGCATACGTTCGACACGATTATCTGCGTGTACCTTCATCAAAGCCACTTCGTTAGCTACCGAATCTTCATAGGTTACTGGTTGCGCCACACCCATCAAGGCGTTTAAGCGAGCCACATCTTTTTCAGCGGCTTTAAGAACACCTTCATACTCAGTGGTATCTATCTTATCTGACTGTCTCTGGGCCTTAGATTCCGCCAGTTTTCCTTCAAGGGACGCTACCAACGCATTAGCCTCAGATTTGTCCATCTCCCGTAGACTAGACATCTTATTTTTGGCTTCTTGAATCTTATCTTTAAGCGCCTGTTCTCTATCGGCGGACTTTTCTTTAACCTCGCTAACAGCCTCACGCTTACTGACTTGAGCCTGTTCTTTAGTTGTAAGGCCCCGCATCTTGGAATAGATAACTCCGAGTTCCGCCGCAGCGAACTCAGAAGAAAACATAGACTGAACGAAGCTAGTCATAACGTCTGGATTATTCAGATCCAGTTCATCAGCCACATACTTCTCTTCTGTAGCTCGGGCTACCGCATCCTCATACGGATCGGCAACCAGCAAGGTGTCAACCATATCAGACACAGAGGCGAAGCCTAAAGTCGTGGCCGTCTCTACGTTATTGTCGCTAACGTGTCCGCTCTCAGGTTTGGCGCCCACACCCATGGATTGCAGCTTAACCTGAATCGCAATATCCTCTGGGGTTTCTGAGGGTAGTTTACTCAGATCAATAGGCAGCATATCGCGTACACCAACTCGCGGATCAAGATTCTTATTCATTTCATCGGTTACGCGTCGGAGTGAAGCGATAGCGATATATTCTGGGCGTTGAGCAACCTCAAGACGGGCCTCAGACTCGGCCTTGGCTAAGGCTTCTTTTTCATCCTTAGCGTGCTCTGCCGAAATCAATTTACGGTATTTCTCTAAAACCCTTTCATATTCTGCTTGCCGCTCTTTAGTAGTCACCTTTAGATACACATTCCAAGACTCTTGAGACACTCCTTCAGGCTTCTCTGTGCCGTAGAAAATCGGTTTAGGGGCGCGTTCGACAGCTTGCCGATCCTTTTGTATATCAGCCTCAATAATCAGCATGCGGCCAAATACGTCTCGTATTTCCTTGCTGATAGGTGCGCCAGAAGAAAACGCATTTCTAACAAGGCTTCCAATCCATTTACCAAAATTATTAAATATCTTTTTAAGCGACGAGGTAGGAGCATTACCTTCAGCCAGATAAGATTCCCAGCCCTCAGCGAATATCTCATGGGCAGCGGTATAAACAGCCGGATGCGCTTGTTCTGCGGTGCCTAGTTTCTCGATCTCTTGCTCGTAGAACGCTTCTGGGGTCATGCCCGCCGCAGAAGCAGCGGAGCTAATCTCCGCACCCTGAGTCGTTCCAATAGTTGAGTAAGTGCCCATCCACCATAGTTTAAGCGATTCAAGATCTGCACGAGACTCGGCGGTAATGTTGTTTGAGGCACTGAGATCAAACCAAGTATTTAGAAAGCTATGGGCAGACTCGTGAGCCAGTGTGGTGGCGTTGGCATTCTTTAGCGTAGCTAACAGCTTACCAAGATTGAACCCACGGGCCTTAGTAGGCGCTTTAGCCACCTCTCCTTCTTTAAGCGGCTTAGCCTCTATGCCTAGTTTAGCCAAGCCCTCCTCAACCGTCGTGGCTTCAGCCACCCGTTTAGCCGTAAGAGGGGCTTGATCAAATAGTTGTTTTGGTGTAACCAGTTTCGTTACAGTACCGCTTCTATTGACTGTCTCGGCCATCTGGCGATAGAATCGTGCTGTGATTACCGCATTTGCTTTAGCCCGTTCTGCCGGGGCTACGCCAACTCCTTTTTCAGCCGCCTTCCATTCTGGTAAGATGGCGTCAACAATATCTTGGCTATCGTCAACCACACCACTCGGAAGCATCGGAGTCTTCTTCAGTTCGTCCAACATCTTCTGAGAACGCTCTTCAAAGTCAGTCAGCGTAGAGAAATGCTTAACCGCCGACTTAAAAGACATGCCAGCTTTGTCGGATTTAGCCATTTCAATTACAGGAAGTAAGTGCGGGCTTTCCTTGCTGGTCATCAACTGCTGTAGCAACACAGCCGATTCTACCCGAACATCTGGCGACGACATATCATTAAAGCTCTCTGTGGCCTTCATATTGGCAAATACAGTGACAGGATCTAGGCCTTGCTTGGCGAAGTATGCTGAGATCTCTTCACGATTAAAAGATAGATGAGATATTTCGGACTGCGCCAAAGCGATATTGAGTTGCGATATTTGTGACTCTGGCGATCCTTCTAGGTTAGAATAAGTGGGGTCTGTCTTAACGTTAGCAATCACCTTATTCAACACTTCAAAGCTGCCCACAGCGTTGTGAGCGTCGATAGTCTTATTAACCTCTGGTTCTACCTTTTTACGAAAGGCAGTAATAACGCCGGGGATATTCATAGGTCCGGCAGCCAATGCACCTAGCAGACCGGCGTATCCCGCACCTTCTAAGACGGGTTTTCCCTCATGGATATTCTGATTCATCTGCTGTGAAAACTCTTCGCCAAACTCAGATGCAGAATCCTTAGCCCACTCGTAACCCCATTCAGATAAATTACGAACGCGGGTTGCCTTATGTGCTAAACTCAATTCAGCAGTCAACCCACCCAGCTTTGTAAATACGCCTGTGATAACACCGTCAACTACAGATTGTGAAATCATCGATGCTGAAATGTGGGTGCCTAGACCTTGTTCTTGCTGACTTGATAGATTCTCACGAAATGATTGAATAGCTGAAGTCTCGGCAGCAAGAATAGTAGAGCTTTTAAGAGCCGCCGCTTTGATTGTAGATGCCTTAAAAGCAGCAATGGCTTGTTCTGTTACTACTGCGGCGGACCCCGCTTTAGCGCCTTTCTCAGCAAGGATGATAGCCTCGGCACTTAACGCCTTCGCGCCAGCCACAGTCGCCTCTCTGGCGGCGATACCGGAAATGGCTTTGACCGCACCAATACGAGCGCCGGCCATAGGACCGCCAGTGGTGACAATATCCAATCCTGATTCAATGGCCGTTGATGCGGCCTTTTGCCATATCGACTGGCTCTGATTACGCTCAGAGTCCGCTATATTGCGGCGCATCTGTTCGACTGAGATAACAAAGTTTGTTAAGCCGTCTGTTTCTTCGGCAGTTCCGAATGCTTCTGGATTCTTAGCGGCACTCTTAATGGCATACTTAATGCCAGCAAGTGCTCCAGGAACGACGTTAAGCGCTTGTAACCCACCGCGAGCGAAAGCATGGCCTACCGTATCAGACCAGGGGGTGCGTTCTCTGGCCTCTGTAAATTGGCGAATATCATTTAACTGTTTTAAGAAGGTCATCGAATTGCCATTTGCAGATGCCGCGATATGAGCCGCGTTACTGCGCATCCAATCCGCAGCGTGAGGTGCGTTGGCTACGAAATCGCCATAATCTTCTGTAGACTTAAAGTTTTTATCTAATTCTTGATAATATGTCGCATCATTTCCTACTTGTGTAATAGGGACGTTAAACTTATTAGCTATGCGGCTAAACTCTCCGGCCTGCTGTGGAGGTATATTATTTGCTGCCGCTTTAGCGCCTAATTCATCAATGATAGGCTCGTTAAGAAACGCGGGGGTCGTTGTGTCGTAGGGCATATTTGTCTTTTAAGGTTTATTGCGGCCGGGTATATATATTGTCTGTCCAGGATATACATCTTTAACGACTCCCGCCTCATAAACTTTTTCTCGTTTTATTTTTTCATTCATGGCGGCGTTCATTATATCAGACTTTGACAGCATACTTACTGAAACTCCTTTTTCAGCAGCAAGGTCCGTGGTGAAGACGCCCATATCAGGAACTATAGAGCCTAAAGCAGAATAGAACTTAACCCCGGCGTTAGGCGAAGTGTCTTCAGATAGTTTTTTGACAACAGACGCATATACCTGAAACTCTTTGGTATCTGTTCTGGCGTTAGCCAATATATTTAGACGCTCGTTAAAGATTTTACCAGCCGCCGTGATGGGATCTAGCTCCATCTTCATAATTTCAAACCCAGTTAGTGGGATGTCGGGCTGTATCCATCCTGGGGCGTAGGCCGCCATAGACCTGGTAAGCTCCTGCCCAGTCTTATAAGCCGCCTGTGGGTTTGTATCTTTGGTAAAGGTTCCGTTGAAAAAACCGTTTACTACAAACTGCTCAATAGCGTCCCTCTCAGGATCGCTCAGTTTAACATTCCCCTTACTATTGACATACCCTCGTATAAGACTGTCTTTTATTGTTGTTTCTGATGATTTAGGGGCTTTAGAGTCTAGCTCTTTTAGCATTGTGTCAGACCTACTAAAAATCCTATCTACGTCGTCGTAGTTTAATTTACCAGCCTCTTGCAACGCCCGTGCGTCTGCTTTAATGGCGTTAAATGCTTCTGGAGTTTTAGCTACATCCATTCTGCGTGTTAAAGCTCCTCTAGTTCTACGATAAGGTCCGTCGATAATAATCTCGCTTGGATTATTTATGTAATGTATGAACGTGGATTTAGCAGTTTCATCCATCCAGGCTGGAGGAATAACAGCTTTCCCAGCCCTATGATCTGACATAAGTTGATTAAGTTCAGCTTGTTGCTCGGCTAATGCAAGGCCGTGTGCTGAATCTAATTTAACTAATGCATTTTGGGCTTTAGATCTAGCGTATTGATCTCCATTAACCGTGGCCTCTTCTCCCCACTTTACGATAGCCTCCTTAGAATTAAGTACATCAACCGTCTTTGTGGTTTTTGGGATAAACTTTTTATACAGTTCATCCCCGCCAGATACAATTTCGATCTTCGACTTCTGCTCTTGAATCAGCCCCGTAGCTTGAATGCGATCTTGAGAAGTGAAGGTGGCGTCATCAAAGATGCGTTGTGCGAGATTAGGATCTCCACCCGCGATAGCTTCGTTAACAGAGTTCAGAGAAGTCTTGCTTAGATACTCACCCGACGCCGCATCAATCATCTCTTGTGAAGAGCGATTAGTCTTTCCTTTTCGGTCAACCATATCGTATAAACTGACGGTAGCCTCGTCTATTAAGGCTCGATCTCCACTCTTATATGCAATAGACAGATTCTCACGAGCACCGTTAATAGCAATATCGTGGTTGCCATTATCAATAGCCAGCGCTTGAGAATCTTCGGACCCTGTTAAATGCGTATTTAGAGCAGCAGCGCCAGCCATGTTTGTGGCTAGAAAGTTTGCTTGTCTACGAGGATCTTTGATGCTTTTAGAAGTCTCTAATACAAAGCCTTGATAGTCTTTGTTAAACTTATCTGAAGCACCGCGAACCTCGTCGCCTTTTAATTTACCAAAATCTTTAAGTATCTTTTGACGATTGATTTCAACTTTAGCTTGTAATCCCGTCTCATAGGAGATATCGGCCTTCTCCTTTTCCTGGGCCATTACCTTCTCTAAATGAGCTAGGCCAGAGCCTAGATCCTCCAATCCTTTACCAACACCTGCACCAAAGGATGAGGGACTTACGTTTGTATTCTGTAAGGGGGTTCGAACGGCTTGTTCAATAGGAACCTGCGACTTATAGACGGGTGCGGTAGGCATATCATTTACCTGCTTGTGCTGCGGCGGATCCACCAGCGGATAGGATGCTTCCCACGGCTGAAAAGCGGCCTGCGGAGTATGCTTCCTCGCCTTGTTGTTCCATGTCGTTGGCCTGCCGGTTTAGGTTATCGAAGTGCTTTCTAGCTTCCCGGCGCAGTCTTACAACATCAACTCCCGCCGCAGCCAGCGATTCATCTGCTGTAAGAGCCGCACTGCCCGTATCTATTTTGACGCCTTGAGCGGCATAGGACGACGCCTGGGCACCGACCACTCCACGGACCTGTTTACCCACCTCCATGGCCGATTGCTCACCCTGTGCGAGCGCATCCTGGGCATCTAGGCGTATTACCTCTGCGTTGGCTCTAGCGCGATCCCTGGCGACTTGTCCTGCCTTATACGAGGCGTAGGCGTTGACTATGCCGCCTACAGCCTGAGTAGCCACTCCGGCAATCAATAAAGGTCCCATCTTAAACTCCTGAAACTAAGGTATGTCGGACTATAGCCTGGACCGTCAGAGGCAATGGTTGATCTTGCTGGATGTACACCCCGGACAGATCTCCCCATTGGGCGGTGATCAATACGTTTGCGCTGCCATTAACATCCCCGACCGGATAATCGTATGAATGGTTTGGGTTCTTGTATTCTTGCAGATTGTCAGCGTCGGGACCCGCTTTGAATACCGAAGTATCTTGGACTCGCAGAGTCACCTCACGAACGAGCAATTTCTTATCATACAGTGTCTCGCCTTGTAGAACTTCGAGATCCAAGAGGCTAACCGCAGAGGTATAAGGAAGCCCAATGAATACGACCGAGTGTGCCGTATCAAGAGTAACGGAACCGCCAACAACGGTTGTTTCTGGCAAAGAGTAACCGTCGGCTTGAATGCCAACGGTTTGACCATTCAGAACTGTCATTCCGGTGAACACCGATTGCGCCTTGTCCCAGTCTAAAGTAGCCACCCCTTGCAGAGAGGCTGGGACTGTTCTGTCCGGGCGGACACGAACAGAGGTAGTGCTCGTGTAAGATTCAACAACCACTCGAACAAGATCTTCACCAGAGCGTAATACATACGTTTTACCAACATCGCCCGCCACGAAGGTAGAAGCCGAGGCCTCCATAGTCAGTACGGCATTTTCATCACTAAGCCCGCTTGGCACTATAGACAGTGTAGTTGCTGTGGTATTCCGCCCATCAAATACGAAGTGTTGATCTAAGAAAGCGTTGGTGGTCTGTGCACTAAAATAGATCTGGCGAGGCATACGAACTATACCACGGCTCCCATCAGCTTTAATGATTACGAAGTAGGGAACGTCTTCTCCGTTTTCTGGGATAGTCACAACGGATTCAAAGGCGAACTCCGCTGAATGCTTATGCCACGCCCAGATCTCGTGCTCTTTAAGGTATGTAAATCCGAGCAGCGTTCCATCATTGCGTATCGACCACAAGATACTGTTAGGGGTCTGCGAATAGGCAGAAGACCCAAGCACATACCCATCTGTCAAGTGCGGGGCGAATACGGTAAGATCGTTACCGTCGAAACCATCTGAGTTGAAATTGTATTTTAGATCACGGACGATGCTTCCCTGTTTCTGGATAAACAACGAGTTATTCCCGATAACAATCGGGGGTACTACGTTTGACCCATTATAGGTCTGTTGAACTGCATTGATAGATACGGGGGTGATGGCTCCCGCTCCGTCGCCTTTAATCGTCCATTCACCAGTTGTGGTAAAAATCAACATACGACCGACATCAAGAATATGACGAACTTCGTTAACCCTGCGTCCAGCTAGCGAGAAGATAACCGCATCGTCAGCTTGTGATGGGGTTCTGGTTGCGAAGTTATATGGGAATCCCGCTTGACTCATCCAGATCTTATCTGGCTCAGGAACGGTATTGGCGAGCACCAATCGTTGCTGATACACACCGATCACAGAAGGATATTGAAGGTCCGCAAACGGATTGAGATACGTCGGAGGTGCATCCAAGTAATCTGCGGTATATCCGGTATCATTAAAAGTTACCGTAGTCCCCGATGTAGGCTCTGTGGCAATGCCGACAAACCCAAACTGTCCATCGCCTTGAGTCTTGTAGATGTAGTATCCAACAGCGCTAGGTACGCGATCCCAAGTTAAGACGGCTGTGTTGGCAGTTTCTGAGACGGAGTCGGATAGGGCGCTTTCTTGCTTATCAATATCATAGGCTGACACCTTCCATGAATAGCCCGTGCCGCCATCGGTCCCCGATCCAAGAGTTGCTGCTCCCCATGAAAGATGCGCCGACGTATCGGTACTAGCAATGGAGTTTCCTGCTGTTCCAACCGCTCGCGCTCTGACAACTTGCGTGGTATCTGTATTCGTAATCGCAATAACCGTAGGATGTTCTGCCACACAGTAGTATGTAGCTCCATTTCCCGTGGTGTGATTGATGGCGCTCTTGAGATTATCAAGTGCTGCTGCTGCACTAGCACCAATTAAGACTTCACCCTCAGCCATGGTAAGTGTAGTCTTAAACGTGTATACCTTGGTATCTATTGTTACAGTATCGCCATTTGCTGGTGCTGTAGCGTCAGAGGTTAGGGTACCGATCGAGGCTACCCCATTGGCGTCGATAAGATTCCGAGGCTTCTCAATAGTAGGTACAAACTCGATATTAGACATCACCCAGTTTGTATCAGAGACGCGAACGAGTTTCTTTGGTGAAAACGTATGGGCCACAAGAAACACTGCATCGCCGTACTGGACGAACTGCATCGCGTTTACGTCAGCAGTGGTGAGCGCGGTAGACAGCACATACGGAGCGCCTAGCAATGCACCATTCTGCAAAACGCGCATGTAGAGATTGCCAAACTCAAGCACATAAGTCTGGGAGTCGCTAAAGACAAAGGGAATGAGGCGTACCTGACCGCTTGAGTAAGTATCGCAAACGTGCTGGGTTCCTGGGCGACGAGTAACCGACCCGAACCGTTGAACCAGCATGTTGTTTAGAATCTTTGCGCCAGACTGGTATTTTGTCGTGTCTGCGCGAGAATACAAAGCGGGGGCTAGTTCACCGCCGGCAAAACTACGTTGTACGAAGCTGGGCATTAGCTGTACGCCCTCACGATTTCCGAGCCTTCAGGAGTTTCTGTCGGGCTTTCATTCAACTGTGCAGCATATGCTTTACTGATTTCAAGATCGTATTTACGTTCTGCGTTATTCGCCAGCTTAGGATCACGTGAGAGAGGTAACGCGATGTCTGCTGCTAGTTTCCAAGCAAGCGCGTTTGCGAAAGCATAAGGCCACAGGCTGGGTTCCGTTACGCGACGCTCATAGTAAGCAACGGCATCAACAATATCTGTGTGGATCAACTTACCAGTGTTGTCGCTAACAATTTCATAGATCGGGATCGGAATACGGATCGAGCTATCGCTATAGCTGTTCCAGCTTCCCGCCCAGTTATAATCCCAAGCAACGATAAGATCGGCATCGCCAACCGCGATGATGCGTCCTGAATCGGCAGGTACGCGATATGAGTATTTCCAATTAGGATTGGGGTCTGTCTGAACTAGACCAAGATCAACACGAGTACGAGCAAAGGGCCATTGGAACGATTCATACATATCACCAAGAGCATTATCGTAGAAGAGTCGGCACATATTCGCTTCAACCGTGTTATCGGTTTCTGCGTTGCTGACCCCCTTCGTGTTACCAATTCTAGCCAGGGCTAGATTGAATAAGACGGCTTTCGACATAGAGGTAGCCATGTGTTCTCCGTATTCTTTTACAAACAATCCCCCAGGGCTATTAACCCTGGGGGACGGTCAACCACCACCCAGAAATCAGTTGGTCCAGTTGTTCGGATAAGCCGCGTACAACGGAACGCCCGAGGTAATGGTCACAGTAACCGTGCCCGAGGCATCGGCAGTACCAACCACCACATAACGAACGCCGATATAACGCTTATACAAGCCCGCAGGAAACGGGATCGAGTACGACTTGCCGGCATCAAGGGCGTTATTAGCGACCGTGATAGCGCCGGTAGTAGCGTGCACGAGAAGCGAAGTGCTCAACGTGGTCGAAGCTGACGAGATAAGATCGAACGCCACCGAGGTGGACGTATCGAACGTACCCGTAACCGCGATATTCAGCCACAAGGGCTTATCCTGGCCGGAAATGTCGCGGAGGCCAGTAACGGTAGATCCCGCGATCTTAGCCGTAGCGCCCGCGCCGATGGAAGCCGAGTGGCTATCCCACGCATAGGTTGAGTATTGCGGAGTGCTAGCACCCGCCGTGAAGTCCACATCAAGAACGTTACCGAGATCAGTAAGCATTGGAGTATGTCTTTCTTTATTATGTTAGAGGTTATTAGGCGACCACACGAGCTTCGTCGGTTTCCATCGCATCGACGAGGCGAATAGGAATACCGTCGAACATAGCCATACGCATGCCGTTCGAGTTCTCGAACGTCAATCCGCCGCCGGTAACGACATTCGACCGACGCTGTTCGTTCAGAGTGCGGTACATGCGAGGACTCATCAACCAGGAATAGCGGAGCTTGTTCACATAGCGGAACACATAGTCCTGACCGCGACGCATCAGCAGACCGATATCAGCACCAGCCGTAACGGCGGGAGTCAGATCGCTCATGTCGATGTTGCAGATACGGACGTTAGCGGCCCAGTTACGGACAGCCAAACCAACGGTCCAGTCGATCACATCTTCATACGCTTCATAAGCCGCACCAGCGATGCCAGTAGCGTCAACGATGCGCTGGATACCGCGATCGGTATGTTCAATACCGGCCTTGGTGCCGCGAGGATAGATCAGCGAGGTGGCATCTTTGCCCCAACCAACCAAGTAGATACTCTGGTTGTCCGTGCCAGTACCAGCGCCGTCGATGATGTTTTCAGACGACTTAGAAGTCAGATCGGCGTAGTACGCGCCCAAGCCAGTGATGCGCTCAGGGTTCAGCGATTCCTTGTCGTAGATCAGCGAGGACGACATCTGCTGATTCAGACCTTCCATCGCAGCCTTCAGACGGTCGGCGCGATAGGCAGCGGGATCCGCAGCGATTTCGACCAGCCGCTTATCAGCGACGATACGAGCCTGGAGCATGCCGCAGCGGAACTCGACTTGGCTTTCATCGCTATTAACAGGCTGAGTGCCTTGATTAAAGCGACGCCAAGTGCCTTGAGGAAGGCCCGTGCGAATCGTGGTGCGCTCACCAGTGTCAAGATTACCTTCGAAGACGGGCGCATCTTCGAGGATGCCATTGACCTGCGAGAGCATTTCAATGGGGGCGCTGTACTTTCCGTCAGGAAAGAGGCCTTTGAGTGAAGCCAGCGTAGGATAGCCAGCACCGATGGCGGTTGCCATAGGATGATTCCTTTATTTCTTCGTCATGTTTGGATACAGTCGCTCGGAAAGAGATAATTCTTTTTCTGCGGGCGGATTAGCGTTAGGTGACACCATGCGGTCCGAACCAGCAAGTTGTGCCAACTTATGAAAGGTTTTAACAACGTCCGGGTGATTACCCAACCCGGTCTTATTCAGAAGTTCAATAAATCCGGGGGTGGCATGCTGTTTAACAAAGGTAGAAACGCGAGCGGCGTTACCTTTGAAAGATTCGCCGCCAAACTCTTTATCGTTCTTCAGGGTGTCAGCCCACTTTGCTACTTCTGCCTTATGCTCGGCAGCAGCCCGCTCGAAAGTGGCATTCACCGTGTTGACTTCACGATCCAGAAAGCTCTGAGCCGCCTTAGGGTCGATCTTGTTCTCTGTGGCGAACTTAATGAAAGCTTCTTTATCGTATCCATCAGGGGCTTCGACGGTGTACGACGGCGCAGTTTCAGCGGGCGGAGTTCCAGTAGCGGTCTCTGGCGCGGCTCCCGTTTCGCTTGTGGCGATAGTGGTTTCGGGCGCATTGGTTTCCGTAGTGGAAATAGTGCTTTCGGTTTCGTCAGGCATGATGGTACCTATATCCTTCTTTGATAAATAAGCAAACGCTTTCTAACATATCAATTGCTATCTGCCACACCTACGCGGGATTCCTGCACCATCATGTCGTAAAACGCCGGTATTTCTTCAACTAATTCGCTATTAAGTCGCACGCCGTATTGGCGAAATCCAGCATTAAAGGCGTGGGTATATGGATCAGGGCTAAACGTGTTGCCAAACACACCTGTGTCCTGCAAAATAGACCAGATAAAGCGGCGTCCTTGAGGAACGCGCATAATATCTTTAAGGTCCAACATACGTTCTTCTTCGCGGGAATCAGCCATTAGCCGCCTCCCGCCGCTGCGATAACCTGATCCAAACCGCTATCCTGCTTGAGCTTTGTCTCGCTCATCGTCTTGGCGATGTCCACCTGCTGTTGAGTCGAGGCAAGCTGGTTGGCTTCAGCTTGTGCATTAGCGCGATCTTCTGCCATCTGAGCAACTACTTCAGTCGAGTTGATGAAGTTGGAAGAGATTCCAAGGCGGTTGTAGTATTCTCGCAGGAAGTCTTCTGATTTAATCAGATCCGTAGCCGTCGGGTATACACCCGCTAGCTGGCCAGTGATTGATAGCGCGCGATCCATAGCCGACAAGCCAACCATCTGCATAGCTTGCGCCATAACGCTTACATACTCAGGCACGAAATCCATCCCTTCGGCAATGCGAGGTGGGTCTGGAATCTTGCCCAGTTCCAGATGAATACCGTATACAATATCCAGGAAGGGGCTAAGGAACTCGTCGTCAAAGCGCTCAAGTACCGGCCCGATCAAGGTCAGCTTCTCGTCCTGAAGCGCACGAACCTCTTCAGCGGTTGTATCCGAGCGACGATTATTAGTAAGCTGTGAGAGCAGATGTGAATACAACGTATCGCGGATGAGTTGACGGCAGCGTTCTGCTTTCATTTCAGCAGACTGAATATCGAACTGAATCTGATAGATAGCGCGGATACCAGAGTTAGCGTTAGAACCGCTGACGTAATTAACTTCGTCGGGATTAGTCTTAACCTTATTGCGTCGTTGGCTTTCATCAGCTTGTGTCGGAGGATCGACCATCTTATCGACGGCCTTCATCGACTTCTTTTCATAAAGCTGAAGAGCTTTGACGGATCCCAAGCAATCCATCGCGGGGCTACGACCGTATGTATCTTCGCCCGTCACACTCCAACGAGGAGCTAAGATTGGGAACCAGTTGTATCCAGATTCACGAAGAAAGACATCTGGGCTGACAGACTCCCAGTAACACGATTGAAACTTACGCTCTGTAGGATTCAGCGAGTCAGGAACATAGTTGGGGTTAGGTTGAATAAGATGCTGAACATCTCGCTTCATTTCAAAGTTCTTATTCTCGTAAGCCGACTTCGTTGCGAGGCTCACCTTATCAATACCAAAGGTGTCCACCATTTCTCGAATGCTCATCTGATATTCACGAGCGAAGCTGGTGATCTTACCTTTAGCTCCGCGAGATAGATAATATGATCCGACGGGGAATACCGTGCAGTGTAGAATCTCTACGGGATCTGATTCGACATACATCGCCCCAGTGCCATAGAGGATATCCTGCTCGTATAATTTGGCGGCTTCTGTATAGAAGTTGGATCGATAGATCGAGGATCGCATATCCTCATCGATCTCTTCGAGCCAGCGCAATACATCGACATTGGTGCGTAGCTTATAGACGCTGGGCTTGTGCTTAAACCAAGGGCGAGCCGGGCTGGTATGCATCGACATGAATGCCGCTACAAGATCTCGCACGGCATTGGTTGCCGTTGGGTCGTAGATGCGAGTATTCTTTTTATCGCCGCGATTGGCATCCGTCAGAAGAAAGCGAGAGGTTCGTGGGCAGAAATAATCAGACACTTCCTGGCAATGTGAGCGCCACGTTTGCCACTCACTTTTCATATCAAAGATGCGACGCTTATAAAGGCGTAGGCGTTCGCTGTCGTCCGTGCCGCCAAATGTCTCGTTAGGATTAACCGCGTCCATGATTATCCGCCCAGGATGGTTGAGAAGTTTCCAGCGCCGCCAAGTGAGGATCCCGCAGAAGTCAACGAACTGAACGATGCTAGTTTAGCCGCTGCACCTTTCTGAGTCTTACGCTGCTCGAGGAACTTCTTCGCAAGCATATCTCGACTAGCTAGGAATTGTTCGTTGGCGACGGCGGCATCAGCTTGTTGCTTTTCAGAAGCGGCGGCGTTTTCGCCAGCTTGTGCAGATTTAGAACCGCCATATTCAGCCGCCCCTACAGTACCTACTTGCCCGGCGGCCACCAGTGTCGGATCGAGTGCAAGCCCAGCCGTTGCTTGGCTAGCAACGCCTAGAGCGCCACGACCAAAGGTACGAAAGCTGGAACGATCATGGGCTTGGGCGGCGGCATAGATGTCCATATA